ATAAAACACCTTTTTTTGTTGCCATGAGTTACTTCTCCTCAAATTTTAGGCATAAAAAAACACCTCTAAAGGTGCTCAGTAAAAATTACACTGTGTATTAACGGTCAAGCCACCAACTACCTGAGAACCCACGAGCAAAGAGCTTTGTATTTAACTCATAGTGTCCGATACGTTGTTCGATCAAGCTGTGTTCTTGAAGCACATTACATACAGCTGTTCGAATATCTGAAGCTGTCTTTTGGTTCGAGCTATAGAGCATCACCTGATACAAAATATTATCTTGATTAGTGATGTTATCCAGTGAGGTATTTGGGGTGCCCGATAAGTCAGACCAAACCAAATACGGCGTAGGTGTCTTTTCAGGTGCCACATCTTCATAAATGTGTTCACCCAACATTCCAAATACTTGAGCATCAGCCTTCAAGATTCGGTAAATAGGTAATTGCTTCATTCGATTTTTCCCTTTTGGATTGCGGATTCAATCGACTTCATAAACGCCTTGTTAAATTCAGCTGTTACTACATCAACGTTTTGAGCTAATGCCAGTCTTAAAAATGGAACTGGTGGTGATGATGAGGTACCAAACTCAATAAAGCGCCAGTAAAAAGTATCTCCACCTGGGTTCTTACTACTTCCGTCAGTGATGTATTGCTTACCTGCGCGCCCCTTACGAACATTGTCCTTAGTGTTGGCATAGTTTTTTGCGCCTCCAAGCACACCAACTTTCATTCGGACAGTATTTATATCTCGACTTTTACCATTACGAATCACAAGATTTTCTTGAATGCTTTCCCGCGTATCAGGATCATCAATACGTGAAGCTCCAACCTTGGCAGCAAAGAGCACTAGTTGCATAGCTTTACGTGCAGCGGATCGAGCACGGCGATTAACAGCTTTAACATCTGTCAAAGTTTTAAGTTTTTTTGAAAGTTCATCTATACCCTCAATCTTAAATTCGACAGACATAAGCGCTTCCTTATTTCTCTACACCATGACTGAGCATCAAAGTGCAGTAGATTTTGCCATTTTCAGCATCAGGCAATGGCTCACCCGTGATGCTATAAATTTTTCCATCGTATACAACACGCATGGTTGTATCGATATCGGATCGCTTACGAATTTTGCAACGTGCGACAATTTCAGAATTATTGGCCTGTGCAATTAATGTGTCTTTGACAGAAAGCCATGTGACCTTCGCCCAAAGAGTTGCATGAGTGGTCCATAAAGGATCTAGGATATTGCCATCGTCATCACGCGGTGAAGTTAACTTTTCAATGCGAATGCGGTGGCAGAGTTCACTTGCTCGTTGTCCCATACATCACCTATATAACTGTCGGATTACGATATGGATAAAGTAAAGACTGTACTGGCATAGGTAAGAAGTTGGCATTTACAGGTGCTTCACTTTCAGCATTTCGAAATTGATCCCAATAGCCAATTAATAGTAACGCTGCCTGTTTAATAGCAGCGGGATAATCAGCTTCAAAAGTGTCTGTGATGTAATTCTTAATGACAGACTCAGCTGCAGCAATGTATCCATTTAAGGAGGTGTCATTACTGTCATCGTCGCACCGTAAGTGGTGTTTTACTTCCTCTAAATCAACGATACTCATGTTTCTCCCCATTTTTTCTGAGCTAGCTTGAAGTTTTCGTGATTAAATTCGCCTATATGGGATTTCTCGCAATGCCATAACGAACCTTTATAGGTCACATAACACCCAGTCTCATATCGATTTTCAGACTTAAAAATTCCCTTATACAGCGACTTCTCACTGCTATTTTCGGGTAAATCAGGTGGTTTCTGGTCAGTCTTAGTAGTTGAACTTGTATTAAAAGGATCTTCCCGCTGATCACGCTTAGAAAGTGCTTCCAGTGAAAAGTTCTGTTGCTGCATGTAAACCGTGTCACCACCAACAATCGGCAATAGCCCAACCTCCACACGCGCCTCATTAGGCGTTAGGATTGCAGCACCTACACCTTCTTTTAAGCGTGCCATTTGTGATGTTGAGTCCATGCGGATAAGCACATTAATATCTAAAAATGCTTCCAAACCACTATCTTTAAGACCTAAACCATCATCGAGTAAGTTTTCACGCGCTTCGATTGCACTCTGCAAACAATCTGAATAGTAAATTTCATTTAAATCTGAAATCTTTCCTGTTGGAATTGGCCCCAAACCCACTTTAAACAATGGCACGTGGAAAACTGAACAAATAACCTCAGCTGTCATTTTCAACTGCTCAATGAGCTGAGCATCATCAGCATTTACAGTGATCGTACTAAACGTCATACCATCTCCAAGGATGGCTGTTTTACCTAAATTACTTCCAGAATAATTTGCATTCCAGCGCGCTTGCGCATCCTCAGCTTTTTCTTTGGTGATTGGCCCAGGTGCGGTCAATAATCCAGAAGGTCGGCTATTATTTCTAAACAAACTGCGAGAGCTCTTTTGAATTTCAATACCCACACCAGCTGCTAGAGAGCACGCCACAATTGGAGTTAGTCCCACAAGTGGATGGTAAAAACAGTTAATACGATCATGAATGATTTCGGATGCTGGTATTACTACCGAATCAGTCTGTGTAAGTCGGTCGTTACCCAATTGGTAAAAGACATTTCCGTTGTCATCAATCAACGGTTTACAGAGATCAGGATTGAGCACAACAAGCTCCGTCACTTCACCAAAAATATCTCTGCGCTTCAGCACATAAGTATTGCCACGTAACAACAATGAAGTTGTCCAGTGTTCACTAAATTGCTGCCAAATTTGAAAACGGTTAGGCTTTTTTAAAACACGGAATTGGCTTGGTATATCTGCATTGACCAAAACACCTTTTTCACGGCGCTTCAATTGAATCGGCATTTTGCCAATATCTTGAGAAATCAGGGATACGCAAGCGAATACAGCATGATGAGCAGTAACATCCTCACGTGTTAATTCATCATTTTTTTGCCATGCGCCCGAATAAGGCTCATGGACAAACATCGAGTGCCATCCACCGCCTGAATGAACACCTTGAAGCGATTTTTTCTTAAATAAATTGCCAAAAATGCCCATTATTTACCGCCTTATTTTGCTTTGCTTACGCGTTTTTGTTTGGGTTTGGCTGGCTTTTCTTCTTGCACCGCTTGTTGAGCATTTTCTAATAGACGCTCAGCCATCAGAGGCAACTCAACTAAATTGCCAAAATCATCAACAACTAGGGTTCCATTTAAGTTCTTCAAAAACTCAATCGAAAGTTCGCCATCTATAGGCTCTGCAAACTTCAACTTAATTAAAATATTGGCTTGTAGATCCGGAACTTCAGCAACATCACCAGGCATTCCTTGCGGTGCCTTTCTTAAATATTTAATTTTCATAGACTGTTCTCATAGCTAAACAACTTTGATGCTTAGATATAAAAACAGCCCCAATAAAGGAGCTGTTTTTTCAAATTTTAGAAACTATTAGGTGTATTGAATATATGCCGCTGCAATTGCACGACGTTTAGCCCAAGTGATGAACTTTTCTACACGGATAGCAAATTTGTTTTCTTGCCATAAGTTATGTGTTGTCGCACCATCAATAAGAGTTGCTTGGTCACTGTAGGCGACATCCACACCACCATCTTGTGCAACTAAAATTTCGCTCATTTTCACCAGCTCAATACGTTCAACAACTGCTTGGGATGTGATAACAGGAATACCAAGGAGAGAGCGTGCTCCACCAGCAAAGCTCATCCCATTAAAGTAGGTGTTGCCTAATGCATCACGAAGCAAGGCGATACGCATTGCACGTGTTTCGCTCATTAAGAAGTACGCACCATCTGTACTTAAATTCGCCTCAACAAACTTTTCAATCAACTTCAATAAGTCGGCTTCAATTGCTTCTGCGGTTTCACCAGTTGCTGGAACTGCAGCAACGCCATTGAGGATACCTGCTGGTGTAATATCTGTTTGTGCTTGGGTGCCAAGGAATGTTTCATCAATAAGCGTTTTAGATGCTGCAATCAAATCATTTAACACTAACTGATCAACTGCTGGATCAGAACGACGCAGCAACTCTTGGGTATACACCGTAATAGCCGCAAGCTTATGCTCTTTAATTTCTACACTATCAAACGTTGGATTAGTTAAAGGTTTTTTAGCTCCTTCACCAACCCATGAAGCTGTCCCACCAGTAGCCTGACCATTAATTTTAATATTAAATGGCACCGCTCGATAACCTTGCAACTTGTCAAAAATGGTTGCGTTACGAAGCAACTCTAAAAAATCACCTTTATATGTATCTTGCTGAACTAATGGTGCAGCAAATCCTGCATCAGTTGTGGTTCCAAGCACTGCTTTTTCAATGTATTGAACAGTGTCTTGTCCATAACCAAGTTGCTTAGCTGCATCCACTACCGTCAATGGACTACCTTGCTTTTGAACATGGCATGCCAACATTTTTGCACGAACAAATTGAGTAAAACCAATACCCTTTGGCAAATTAGATTCAGTTGTGACCACTGTTTTCTTTTTATCTGGTTCAGGATCACCTTTAGCAGATGCTTCTGCTTCCGCTTCATTATCACCAGCAACCGGTGTTCCTGTTTCTTTTGCATGTCTTGCAGCTTCGATTTGTTTTTTTACACGTTCGATATTCTTTTCGATCGCTGCAATTTCTGCTTCAACAGTTTGAATTGCCGCTTCAGTTTCATCATCTGGTGTAGAGCCACCATCTAATGACTTGGTAATATGCCCTTGAAGCTCTAAATTTTTTGCAGCTAAAGCATCAAGCAACTGTTTTAAATATTTGTTCATACCAATTTCACTCCACCCTTTGTTGGGCTATTTAATTTGACAACAACGTTTTTTTGTTCAGATGAAACGCCATCTGTAACGGTCTGAGGTTTTTTGCCCAACGCGGCTTTGTGTTCCTCAAAAGCTTTTTTAAAATCTGTTCCGCTATCACGGTTATCTGGAATCGTGACAAGTGAAAGCTCATACCATTCCCAATCTTCAAACTTAATACCGCCGCCTTTAATCATTTCAGCGGTATCCCAGTTCGGCAGAAATCCAACAGATAATCCTTTTACAAGGTCGTACTTCAAAGATTGGTATGCTTCATCTACTCGATCCTTCAGCTTTCCTTCTTCCTTGATCTCAGGAATATGGATTTCTACTTCGATTCCTTTATCTGTTACTTTCGCGCTGGTCACATGACCAATCGGGCTTCGCATGTCGTGATGAAATAGCAATGGCATTGGTAATTTGAACTTCGCACCCTTTGGCACCATGATGTCTTTCGATCGATCTTGATTCGGTGTGCTTGCTGTACCAGTAAATGTTCGCTTTTCCTCATCGGCGCTTTTAATCTCAAAAGAGCCGAATGACTTATGTAGAGCAGACATAGCCCCTCCAAAATGTAAAAACCGCCAATTAAGGCGGTTATATGAAATGTATTTCGTAATCTTTATTTGTAGGTTCTGGGTTCAAACTCATTAACGCCACGGCGTTAAAAGTCGCAATTAACGGATCAATTTTCCCGATTCCCGAATCTTGCTTTGTAATCCGCATACCATTGCCGACCATTACGACCCGAGCATTGCCAGCACACCAGGTCATCAAGTCTTGTCCTGCATGGTAAAGATTGCCCTCTGCTAACTTACGCTCGGTTGTCATGATATAGCCCATCAACTTATGGCCTTGAGGTACTGCGAACATACTTTCTTGTGGGATCCCAACATCAAGAAGACCATCTAAAAGACCACCGAGCCCTAACGGATCTAGCCCAATTTTGTTGAGCTTGCCGCTGTCATAAACCTGCTTTGCAATTAAGGCTAAGTCATCAATATCTTCACCCACTTTTTCAACAATTGTTAAGCTTCCCTCATCCTCAAAGTCTTGGTATTTAGGAATGTTTTCTTTTCGGCGTTCTAAGGCAACTTTATTTGCCCATGCATGATTCCAAAGCCACCAAATACGTGGATCTGCTTTCAAACGACCAAGAGCCGAAAAGCCCAACAAATCATCAAGTCCACCACCATCAATACCTAAGGTAATCACTTCTGAATGCTCTATTAATTGTTCAAGCTTGATTTCTTTAGACTGGTCTAACCAATACTCAGCACCTGCCCAACGGTTTGCTCGCAAGTTCATGCCGATTTCAATGTTTAGAT